AACTCTGATTTCTATACTCTTGATGGCGAAAAAGGAGTACAGCTTAAAGGAGATGATAATCTTACTTACTCGCCGAAACGTTCCGTTCCTGCTGCGCTTTGCCGTGATGGTGTTCCTACTATTACGAATTTTGACGTATGCGATTCTTTCGCTGTTGTTACTCGAGATGCTGCACAAAAATTTATGAAACGTTTCCGTTGGCATTTGTTTCATCTTCTTGTTAAGCACTATAAGCTTATATTTCAAGATAAGTTATTTTCTTTTACTCGTAGTTTAGGTTGGAATGAATCTGTTCCTTTTAAGGAGTGGTTAGATGACTTAGATGATGAGACTTATGATTTATATTATTCCGTTTATCAATATTATCTTACAGATTATGAAAAGAAAAAAGAATCGTGCAAACAAAGTGTACGCTACTTCATTTGTAGCGAGTATACCCCCGAAACCTTTCGACCTCACTACCATGGTCTCCTTTGGTTTGACGATGAAAAGGCGTTTTCATACGCGCCCCGGTGTATACGTAAGGCTTGGACGCTGTGTGCTGAAATTAATATCAACGTCCAGCCTGTCAGCGGAGACGCTGCGTCCTATGTTTCGAAATACGTTACTGGCAATTCTAATTTGCCACCGGTTTTACAAGCTAAATCTACCCGCACATTCTGTCTGGCTTCTAAAGGCCCAGCTGTCGGCTATAAGTCGTTTAGTGAAGAAAAAGTACTCGACATGTTCACTCGAAGATGTATATTCAGAAGTTATGAGTCTATCTCAAGGAAAGGAAAATTTACTGGTGTTTCAGTTGTTCCCTCGAGTGCTGTCGGTCGATACTTCCCAAAGTGTTACAGCTATAGCACGTTATCTTCTTTGGATAAATTTCGTGTATATACGCGATTTGTCAAGTTATCTCGAAGAGGTGGAGTTGAAAAAATAGATATTCCTGCATCTTTAGAGTGTTTCGATTGGTATAAAAAGAACACACGTTTATACTCTACTACTTATTTAGATTGTTACGGAGATACTCATACTCACGATGATTGCTGGTTTCATCAAGCTGACATTTCTGCTGCTCGCGCTTGCCTTAATTGGTGTGTTAAGTATGAGTGTCATCCTAACCATTATATTTATATGTTAGATTGGTTCTGGAATGAGTACGCTCAATTGCAGTTATATCAACAATGTAAGCTTTTAGAGAAGTTCAATGATGTTATTACCTATGACGGCATATCGATACCTAATTATGATTATCAGTTAGGTGCTGATTATTCATTCTTAGCGTTGTTACCTTTCCGCAAAGAAGACGCTGTCAATAATCATGAAATTAATGTTATTCTTGAATCCCACGATTTGCACGTAGATTTGTTCTATGATCACAACAATGAGTTGTTAGATAGAGAATATCTCACACCTTATTTTGAGTATAATCGTCCGCATTTCAGAGAATATCTTTCAAAGGTACGTAATGATATTTTGAATTCTCTAAAGTCTTCCAAAGCTAATAAGCAATTAGATTATAATTTTTAATTTTTAATATTTTTATTATGTCAAAAGTCCCTAACATTAACGTTAACCCTGCGAAACGTCCTCGCAATGGTTTTGACCGCTCGGAGACACACTTGTACTCTCAGCCTGCTGGTATGATTCTTCCAGTTTATCAAATGTTCATGCAACCTAATGACCATGTATCTATAGATACACGTTCAATCGTCCAGGCACAGACCCTCAAAGGCCGTCCGTTTTTAGGCATGAAACAGAACTTTGCGTTCTATTTTGTCCCTTGTAGGTTGATGTACTCGTATTCAAAGGCTCTCTTTACAGGCCTAAAGCCTAAAAATACGCTTATTAGTAGTTTGTTGTCAAATAACGCTGCTCAAACATCAGCGATTAAGCCTGTTAAAGCACCTGTATTTAAGCCTTATCAAGTGTTTGCTCGTTTCGCTGGTGCTCCTGATGAAAGTGGCAATATTCCTGATATGATGACTTATCGTACTACGCAGGCTGGTGATAAACCTTTTGCTGGTCCTGCTGGTAGTAATACCCCTCCCACTGGCTTTAATGAATCACCTGGTTATTTTGGTGGTAAAGATTCCCGTCCAAATGGTCGTCAGGTTTCATCTGATAATGCTCCTCTTGCTGCTGCTAAGCCTGCAAGTGGTGTTCCTATTAGTAGTAATGTTAATGTTCCGTCTGATATTGGTAACTCTCCATTTGGAAAGTATCTTGTTCAGGATTCACCATTTTATGACGCATTAGGTTATCCACTTTTACCCTCTTACGTTCGTTTCTGTGACCTCTTTAGATATGGTGCTATGCCTTTTATCGGAGAATCTATCAACGTTAACGAGTTTAACGCGTCTATGTACGGCTATGAGGCTAACTTGTTTTACTTCTTAGCTTATCAGAAGATTTATCAAGACCACTTCTTGGATAGCAACTTTGAGAACGTCAACCCCTTATCTTATAATGTTGACGACCTTTTCTCTACTGATAATATGCAGTCTAAGTTTGATTTAAAAGTTGATGTTAAGTCTTTTGACCGCGCTTTAGACATTTTTAGTCCTCGTTATGTGAAGTATAATAAAGATTTGCTTTCTAATATTCATCCGTCTCCTCTATTTGTAGATGATGTATCGCAAACTATTAAGACGTATGTCGGTTCTAATCCCTCTCTGTTAAATGGTCAACCGATGTCATCCTATGAAATGCAAAATAGTCCTGATTCAGCTGTTATGTCGCATCGTAACGGCGTTTATACGACTATCTCTGCTGCTCAACTTCGTAACCTTTTTGCCTTTGAAAAAATGCAACAGATTTCAAGTCGTGCGCCTAAGACATATAAAGGTCAAATGCTCGCACATTACGGCGTAAATGTTGCAGATGATATGACCGAATCTATTTACTGCGGTGGTTTTCAGAAAGTTCTTGAGGTCAACCCTGTTATTGCTACATCAGACGGTCAGGCTGCTGATAGTTCCACCAATTTCGGTCAACAAGGTAGTTATATTGATACTGGTCAGTCTGGTCATGTCAATTTTGACGCTAAGGAACATGGTGTTCTGATGTGTGTATCTTGGTTCTCTCCCTCTTCTCTCTATGATTCTGACGGCATAGATGCATTTAATGTCAAGTTTGCCCGTGAGGATTATTTCGTTCCTGAAATGGAGGATTTAGGCATGCAGCCTGTTGATTACTCTCGTTTGTTACCTCCTTGGGCATCACTTTCCGAATATCGTTTGCCTGATATGTCAGGTGCTGTCGAGGAGTATTACTCTAAACATCAATCAGACGTTAAAGATGCTTACGATAAGTTGTATCGTAATTCTCGTTTGTCCGAGCATGGTCGCGCTCTTGGAATTAAATCTTCAAAGTTCCCCGCTGAAAAAGTTTATGGTTGGCAGCCACGTTATCACGAGTATAAGTCAGGCGCTGACTACATTCACGGAGAGTTCAAAACGGGTCGAAGTATGCAAGTTCTTACACTTCATCGCCCTACCCCATTTAATTATCAACTTGGTGTTGGATTGATTAAAGGTCGTGACTTCCCGAATAAGAATTTTAACGGCGTTCCAGCTGGTTTTTTGTTCGTTGACCCTGCTTGTACGAATGAAGTTGTAGAAGTTAACTATGACGGAACAGAGAAGACAGACCCTTTCCGTATCTCTACTGAATTTAATGTGTCATATATTTCTGATATGTCTGTTTCAGGAATGCCTAAAGTTTAGCTTTTATGAAAAATAATTATTTATCTAATCGTCAGGTTAAATATGCTAATAGCGTAGTACCTGAACAGCCTGTTGTCACTACGCTTGACACTGAGGCTACTGAAATGTTTGAAAATTTGAACCCCGTGCTTTCAAATGGTCATCGTGCTAATCTTATTACTCGTTTAGTTGATAAGAATATTCCTCGTGAAGTTAGTGACGTTATTAGTCAACTTATTACGAGTGTTCCTCACGATTCAACTACTAATCGTTATTCAGATGAACAGATACAAGCTGCCATTGTGTCACGTCACTATCAGAATGAGATAGAGTTAGACATTGTTCGTAATGCTCTTGATGCGATTTCGAAAGAGTTGTTCCCAGATGAGCCTGCACCTACCGAGCCTAAGCCAGTTGAGTCGACTCCACCTGCTGACCCTGCACCGAGTGACCCAACCTAATTGATTGCCTATGTATACATTTTTGAATTTACACAGGGGAGAGTTAACCTCTCCCTTGTATGACAATCGTAAGAACATTGCTCCCGTTGTCGGTGGTGCTATTATTGCAGGCGCATCCAGTATCTTAGGCAGTATGCTTAATGCTAAGTCAACGTCTGACAATAACAAGCTACAACAACAACTTGTTAATGACGCTAACGCATACAATACGCCTGGTATGCAGATGCAGCGCTTCCAGAATGCAGGCCTTAATCCCTATATGATGTTAGGTCAAGTCAATGCAGGCAATCAAACCTCTGTTGCCTCGACTACTCCGACTGATTACTCTTCAGGTATTCAAGGTGTTGGTAATGCTGCTAACACGCTAATACAGGCTGCGTCTGCTAATTCTCAAATAGAAGTCAATAAAGCAACTATCGCTAAGACGGAGAGTGAAACGGCTTTGAATCAGATAGACGCTCAAACGCGTGCTGCTGAAAATGCTGCTCGTATTAATCAATTAGTTAAGCAAGGTGTTTTAACTCAACAACAAGCTGATAACCTTAGTCAGCAATTTTATTTAACGCATATGACTTGGGATGAACTTCTTAAACAGCCTGGTCTTGCTAATTCGCTTACTGCTGAACAAATTGAGAATCTAAAAGCTGGTATTGCTAAGCTTATGTCAGAGAAGAAAGGTATAGACTTGCAGAACGGCATAATTTCTAAGTTTGGTGAGAAACAAGCTGCTGCTACTCTTGGAAATACTTATTCCCAAACAGGTGTTAACTATGCTAATGTCGGCCTTATGGGTTCACAAGTTGGTCTTAATGGTACATATATGGACCTTAACAGAACTCAACAAGGTGTTTTGCGTAATCAGCAAAATAGTTATTATTGGGATTCTCAAGAAAAAAAGCGTATTTATCATTACAATAAGTTTAAGTTTAATACTCCTCGTATTGATTGGTGGTCTGAAAATGTTCTGTCCCCTTTGCTTAATATTGCTGGTAAGGCTGGTTCTGCTTATATCTTAAAGAAGTAGTTTTTTTGTTTATTTTATAATTTTATTAATTTATTTACGTTATGAAAAAGAATAATGTATGGAAGTTAGTGCTACAGATTGCAGTTTCTGCACTCACTGCACTTGCAACCGCTTTAGGTGTTTCTTAAATTTAATCTTATGTCTTATAAGAAGTTATTTTTGTTGATAGTTGGCGTTATTGCTGCTATTTATTTGATTCCTCTCCTGATAAGTCTTGTTTTTATGTTAATACTTTATTTATTAGGTGTTCATTAAAAATTTAGCGTGACTTCGGTCGCGCTTTTTTATTGTTTTATTTTGCTATATTGTTGGTTATTAGTTAGTTATCTTTTTATTTTAGATCGTGTTTTGTTCGTTCTTAGTAGAATGCAATAGAAGGGGGTATAGGGGGCAGCATTGCCCCCATAGCGTTTAGCACAAATGAATGTAGTGGTTAAATGGACGCCCGAAAGCGTAGTGAGGAACGAACGCAGCTTATGCGTCCGAGTTGTAGCTTTAGCGAAAACGACTATCTCAAAGCCTTATTTTACTTTCAGTTTCCACGTCAGTGGCTCGCGCCTCCCGTGCCGAGTACTTTTAAATCTCGACATTTATAGTAAAACTGACAGCTATCCAATTGACCAAAAACGTTGATTTTCTTAATCTGTCTTAAAATATTTGCTTATTATATTACTTATTATTTTTATTTGTCTATATTTGCGAATGTAAATTATTAATTATTTATTTCGCTATGTTAGAAACAGATGTAAAGTTGTCCGAACATTTCACACTCTTTGAGTTGTGCAACGTAAAGAAGTACGGCCGTTACAACGAGCCTTCGCCCTTTGCGTTTGACAATTTGAAGATACTTGCAAAGTTCCTTGATACTCTTCGTTATGCTCTTACACGTCCTATCATTGTAAATTCCGCTTTTAGGAATGTTAACGTCAATCGTCACGTAGGTGGTGTTCCTAACTCAGACCACATCAAAGGCCTTGCTGCTGATATTCGCGTTTTAGGTCTTACTCCTATCAAGTTAGCGCGTTTTATTCGTGATAATGCTTTGCTTAATGCTCGTGTTGGTCAGGTTATTATTTATCCTACATTTGTACATGTATCGATTAATCGATATGTTCACAAGTCAGAGTATTTGATTAAAAAAGGCAGTCGATATGAAAAATATTAAGCTTGAATTTCCTATTGTTGAGTGTTGTCAGATGTCTATTTTCTTAGAACGTCGAATTTCTAAGCATGGCGATAAGGATTTAATAGTCTTTCGTCTTGAATTTGAGAACGGACAATTTTTTTTCTTCAAAACATTTGATAGTTTAATCGAATTCATCAAAACTAATTATTAATGCATCCTTTAGTAGAACTTGTTAAAGAAAAGGCAGTTCTCATGCCCTGTACCTCTCCT